GCATTGCGGAGTTGGCGTCCGCATTTGTGCTACCTGACACGGTAGCCGCCGCTTTCTCGGAAACCGCCCCGGAGAGACTGGCCCGTGAGCGTCTGGACGTCGTGGAGGAGCCACCCTCGGCTTAGGGCGGCCCGGTTTGCGTTCCTGGGTTGTGTTGGGGGCCTCCCCCCCCAATTGCAACTGGTGTCCTAGACACCCGGAAAGTGGACTGGGCTGACTGTGAGTCGAGTCGGCGACAAATGCGGACTGCTTACACAGCCCCTTTGGAAAGAGGGTTTGTGCCTGTGTGTAACAGACCGTGCCCGCACAACGAGGTGACTGCAATTTCCATGCGGTCAATGGGGCCCGTGCCACACCAAGTCTTTGGACCTGTGTCTGCTCAATCGGAGCGAATCTGGTGCAAATTGCGACATTTTGCACGCAGATACAGAGGTGGTGCGTGGTCGTGGAGAGACACTGCCGACAGCTACTCCGGGCTGTTACGTCGGCGATACCTAGAGGCCGCAAGGTCCCTTGAGGAAGATGGGCTATCCGGTTATCAGGACTGGACTATCAGGGCTTTCCTCAAGACCGAGAAAAACCGGGAGCCGGGCAAAGCCATGAAGCCCAGGCTGATTTACCCCAGATCACCGCGATACAATCTGGAGGTGGCTTCCCGTTTGAAACCCTTTGAGCACTGGCTATGGGGCCGGCTCACTGGGCGTGTTCTAGGTTGTGGCGTCTCAAGACTCGTTGCGAAAGGTTTGAACCCGAGACAGCGCGCGAATTTGATAGCTCGGAAGTTTCGCAGCTTCCAGGAGTGCGTTTTTCGAGGCCGATGGTAAGGCGTTTGAGGCCCACGTGGGTCCAGCTTCGCTCAAGAAGGAGCAACAAGTCTATGCTGCCGCTTTCCCCGGCGACAATAGGCTTCGTTTTCTCCTTTCTAAGCAGTTGGAGTTGCGTGGTACTCTTACGTGTGGTGCCAAGTTCTCGAGGGAGGGAGCTAGGGCAAGTGGTGACTTCAACACGGGGATGGGGAATTCGTTGATATTCCTTGTTGAGGTTGTTGCTTGTCTTCGCTCCTATAACTTGAGCAAGTACGACGTTTTGGTCGATGGTGACAATGTTCTGGTTTTTCTGGAACGTTCTGAATGCGAGCCGGTTCTAGCTGGCTTCAGTCAAACCATCTTGGAAAGTTCCGGCCACGAGGTCTTACTTGAGCGCCCTGCTTACTGTCTGGAGGATGTGCGTTTTGGAGGTTCTGCCCCTATTAATTTGGGCAAGAGGGGACTAACCATGGTCCGCGAACACCATCGAGTTATATCCGGCGCTTTTTCGAGTCACATATATCTCAGGGAGCCGGTCTTTGCCAAGAACTGGATGGTGGGCGTGGCCATGTGTGAGTTGTCCATTGCTATAGGTGTGCCTGTTCTCCAAGCATTCTTCACCTGCGCACTGAAAGCCTTGGGACCTTATCGCAAAAAGGTCCGAGAGTTTCCACACACGGAAGCTTTCGCTGTAGGTGCGTGGTTTGCAACCGAGGGTAACGCTAAGCCGGTGACTACTGAGGCCCGTGTGTCGTTCGAACGGGCATTTGGTGTGTCCTTGGAGGAGCAAGTGAGGCTCGAGAAGTCTTTTGAGAAAATGACCTTCTCCTCCGAGTGGAAGATGTTGGACCACATTTTAACAAGGTCTGACCTCTTAGACTACCAACAGGAGTTGCTGCGCTAGCGTTGCAGGTTTTGTGCGGTGAATGTTTTCGCGTGGGCGTTGGCGGGTGGATTGGGCGGCTGCTGCCGCGGTTTGGTCCTCACCGGGTCCGACCCAAGCTCCCTAGTGTATACCCCCGCGGGGGTTGGCAGACTTAGCGCCCTTCGGGGAATCGCGGCGCTGACGGGTAATGCCGAGGTGAACCACTGCACACGAGGATGGGACTGGGCGGAGTGCTCGGCGCTTGGGCCACTAAGTACGCATTCGTTCGCGACCCTGCGTGGCCACGGTGGCGGGGCCCCAGTAGGGGGACTTCGGGAGACGGCGACCCTGCTTCCGACTTCCCTATGCTGCTGGGGGCTTGTGTGGTGCCCATGAAGCTTGGCTGGCGGCGCGTTTGGCGAGTCGCACACGACCGCAGGTTGGGTCCAGGGACCTGTAGCCAAAACCCTGGTAGCGCTAGGTGTGGTAGCCTTGCGTGGTCCGTGCTTAAACTGGTGTGGCTGCCACCATAGCAGTCGCCCTTTCTAGGGAGGGTACCGCAGACAAATACTTTAGGGGGGCC